ATACATTGTGAAGGTTTCTTTTTTCATGGTTTTACATTAAAAAAAAAGCGGCTCCAAGTCAAACTCAGTGCCGCCTTGCTATGTTGAATGTCGCGCCGTTAAACGCTATAATCAATTATGTTCTGCTATTATCGCATATTACCGCCGAATATCGCCAGTTTTCAATCTTAGCCCGCCCGGTCTTTTGCAAGCCAGTAAACAACCCTGGACAACTTAACCAAGAACGCTTTGGCCTCTGCCAGGTTTGCGATATTGTCAACCGCCGTTTCGACGCCCGCCCAACTTGGCAAGTTGTCGATAAATGCCTGGGCCTTTGCCGCGATCCTGTCCGCCTCGGCCTGCTCCGCCTCTACCTGCTCCGGGGTTTTGCTTGAGACTATCAGCGCCGTCAGATCTTCTTCGTCAATGAATTTTGACTCTATGTTTTCGCGCTCGTACCCCCATCCGATTGCGTTACCGATCAGCACTTCCAAACTTTTTTCAGAATACTCGGCGTCATTGACTTCCGGACTTGGATGTGACTCCCCGCCGCGCTGAAACTCAATGAGTCGACCAGTCGCTTTTTCAATGCAAACACGAACACGCATAAACTCCCCCTTTTTGTTTATAGGCTATCTAAAACATAGCGCAATTGCGTATAACGTACCGACTTTTCCACCTGTCTTTGTCCAGCCGATTGTAAAACCGTCAACATCAAATGTGTTGACGTTCCCAACATACAAGACCCCGGCGCCTTGATATAAATAAATACTTGAACCCGCGGCTAAAACCCAATTCGCCGCCCTTTTATTTATATTTGAAGGGCCGACTCCGTCATCGATCCCTATTGATGCCTGCAAACTCGCTGCTGCCAGCGCGGCCAGGACTATAATATTAGAAGGCTTAAATCCCACACCAGCAACACCTTGCGTCCCGGTTGCCGTCGCAGTATCGATATTAAATGAAACGGTCGACATCCCGGCCGCCCATTCCTGGGCAGTCCCGGCCGCATTAACATACCTGCCGGTGTTTGCCGCGCCCAAAGCAAGCCTGGCAACTGTCGCGGCTGCGGTCGCCTGGATAGAATCGCCTGCCGTTGTAAAAATGTTTACGAGCCTGTTTAGCGTGTCTGCTTTTGTCGGGTGGGCATTGCCGACCATTTCTTCGGTGTATTCGATTCTTTGAGTCATAATCTCCCCTTAATAAGTCGTCGTGTCGCGGTTGTTTCCGGCTAATATTGACCCATCAGCTAAATGCGAACCGTCGGCCAAATAAGCAACCGTCATAAAAAAAGCCGTTTGCAAAGCGCGAAATTTGATGTTGTTTTTTCCGTAGTCCGGCCTGACGGATATGATTTTCCAATAATTATTTAAAAGCTGCTGCCCTGCTTGTCCGTAAAGAGAATCTGCCGACCACGCAACAAAATCCCCGATATCAACCCCGACCCGTTTTAGTGTTGCGTCCGTTATTTCAACCTCATAAATTGGGTTTTTTAACTTTGTGACAATGTGATCTTGCACCGTCTGTACGCTTGCAAGTTCCCGACACCATTTGAACTGATATGGAGTCTTTGGCGTGCGTACGCCGAAAACTCCTTGCGATATCGCGTCAGCGTGTGCCGTCGTGTCCGTGTGGTTCCTGAACTCGCTTTTTGCATAGTCGTAAGCGAAATTGCAAGGAACTTGATTGATTATGTTTTCGAACCTGATTTTTGCACCCGACAAATAGGAATCTCCGACCGAAATAATATCCGCAAGACCGAGTGGTGCCGTGTTGATATCAATGTCAAAGACAAGTTCGCCCTGTCCGTTTATATAAACAGACCCGAGGAATGACCCCATCATGTCGACGATTGTTTTCCAAATCGCGGCGTCCTGGGTTATCGCGCCGGCCGCTTTGTATGCCTGCCCGGTAAAGATTGCTGCTGCGGTTGCCTTTGCTGTTGACTCATAAAGTGCCGACGTGAAATCGTTTTCAACCGTCAAAAAATCATTGACAATATCAATTATATTTTCCATCAGCGTTGCGCCGGCCGCCGCCGTCGGTTTCCCGCATCCGGTCGCTGTGATAACAGCGTTGTCTTTCGGCGTTGCCATGTCAATTATCGCTATGGTCCCATGGCCCTCGTAGTCGTTTGCTTCGTCAAAGGTATAACTGACGCCAATCGTCAACTCCATTCCGTCTTCGTAAACCGTGACCGTGTTTCCGTTTGCGGCGGATAAGACCTCATGCCCGGCAAAGGCATAAACCCAATCCGTAGTATTCAGGCAAGGCAAACGCCAGACGCCGTCTTCACCGTCCGTGATATTGCCATACACAACCGGCAAGCGGTCGTTGTCGTTCAGCGGCGCTGAATATGACCCGGCTCGTTTTAGGAAATATGTGTCTGATAGATTGGTCATTCCTCGTTAGCCTCGATGGTCATTGCCGGCATAACTGATATTTCCGTTATTATTCCACTGAAAATCTGCAGATGTTCTGACTGTGGGTCAGCTTCAAACCCGATATAATATTTTAACGATCGGCCGACAAACGGTTCGGACGCAATTAATTTTGCAAAATGACGGTCGGTATTGTCCACTTCAATGCTCATATGTTGCAAGGTTTTTGACTGATACGATGATAAAATATCCTCTCTCAACGCTTGCAATTCTCGCTCAAAGGTTCCGAAACTTATCACCCGGCCGCTTTTTTCAATTACCCCCGAGCCCACGCTTCCCGCGGTTGACGTGCTATCTGCTAAATAAGACCCATCCGCAATGCAGCCCAAAACATCAAAGATTTTTGTTAATTCTTTTTCTGCATATGCCCGGTATCCCATGTGGGTCGAGATTACAATATAGCTGACAGGGACCTCGCCGCACTTTAAACGATTATAAAAAACGATCGGTATCCGATACACTTAAACGCTCCGCGTCACTTCGGTTAATTGTAAAGTTGCATCATACAAAGACCGCGTCTTGTGTTGCTCTGGAATCGCCGTCACATCGACAAGCCAGTTATCCGCCAGAAAAGCCGCGTCAGCGTTAAACCAGAAAGGCTCTAGCTCTCCGGTCGACCTGTCCGCTATTGCATCGATCATGGTTTCAAGCAATGCCAAGTCTGCGGCCACTATACATCCAAAAACAAACTCGAAGGTGCGCTGCCGATTATAAAACCGTTTCTTGCTCACCCCGTAAGGCGTCCGGTTTGAGTCGAACAAAAGCTCAAATCCTTTGCTGAATCCCTCCCGGTAATTTCTGGAAAGCGCCATATACGAACCGAGATAAATTTCTCCGATCTCAACATAAAGGTCTGTATTAGACGCGTCGGTTATCTGCAATTGCCAATATCTTTTTGTTGTTGCGACCGACAAATAATGGAGTATCTTTCCGCTGGCGAAAGTTACCGATTCTGAAAAAATAGCCGGGTCAACCCCTTTGAGCGTAATCGTTGCCGCCGATGTCATGTTGTGGTCAAAAATTACAAGCGCCTTGACTTCCTGGGCCGAGCCGAGATCGATATTTATTGTCACCATTTAAGATTCCTTTTATGCAATCCTGTATGTCACAAAAGTGTTGGCGGCTGTTTTCCGCGTTCTGAATATTGCAGAGTTCCCATAAATCCCACCGGTGGTTATATGGGCAGATTGCACTATCGGGTTGCCGACAATCGTATGGTCCGCCCCCACCAATACGGTTATTGTGTCTGCGGCGGCTGCCGACAAATTAATTAGAACCCAATCAAAACACGAATCTACTGCGAATGTTGCGCCTGCGTCACAAAGGGTGCCGGTTGGCAACGTATAATTTTGAGTCGCGCCAGCCGTATGGGTGCCAGTTATAATTTTTGTAAGCAAGTTCGCAATAGTCAATGTGGCTGTTGTTGTTTGTGCATTCGGCGTGCCTTGCGATTTAATAAGCAGCAGCGGATCGGCTGCCAGGTCGTTAGGATTTATGCTTTTGCTCGTACCGCTGGCCGCATCGGCAGTATCAGAAACATCAACATATGGAATTAAATCACCAACAGCCAGCGCCGCCGAACTTGCCGTCAAATCTGATATCTTTTTGTCTGCCATTTTATCCTGCCTCGGTTAAAAGTTTTGATGATCCGTCCTCTGAAATCAAATACAACAACCCTTCGGTTTCGATTACGTTTGTGTCAAGCCCTGCCGACCTGTAAGCCTGATCGCGGTCCCGGTCAATGGTTTTGCCAGCATTAAACAAATTGACGCCTTTAAAATACCACTTGTCGCCGACAACGAAATCGGCCCCGGTGCCAGTTGCGAAAGCAATGTATGCCCCATTATTTAAAAGCGTCGGCGCCGCCAAGGTCGTCACGCCCGAAGCATCCCAGGTACCGCCGCCATCAGACCATTTATATGTTGCCTGTCCGACCTCTGCCCCGCCGGCGATGCTGTCTATTTCGACAATATATTCAATGTCGACCGCCCCGAAAAAGTTGCCCGAAGGGGTCATTACGGCCGACCCGGTCCCCTCTTTTTTTGCTCCGGTTACAATCCCATTCCGCAAAGACGAAACAGATAACATCGACTCGGACGTGATTAAATTATTATACAAAAACCTGTGGTCAGCCATTATGCATACGCCCTTTTATTTTTTTTGCTCAATACATATTCGATCTGGTCAGCAAAATCGTCCAACGCCTGCTTGTTAGCTATCAGGTTGCCGCCGATATTGAATATGATTTTTGCCCCGCCATCGCCGCCGCCAAGACCCAACTCGCGAACCGCCTTGACCTGGTCCTGATTTAAAACAAGCTCCTTGCCGTGCAAATTTGCTTTATATCCTGATTGCGGACCTTCCCACCAGCCGCCCCTGGCGGTCATCCCTTCCATGCCGCCGACATCGCCAACGCTGAACGCGCCGCCGACATCGCCCCGGCCGCCGGAAGCTGCTGACCACTCGTAATCTGTGGTTTGCGCTGTTGGGCCCCATCCAGAAAACTGTGTCGAGGTATCCATGTTAAACGGGGCGCGTTGTCCATACATGAAAGCGTTTCTCTCGTTAGCGGCCTGATATGCTCTATATCCAGCATATGCAGCCTTGCCAGCAACGCCAAGCATCCCAAGCGGATTAAGACTCCCAAGCGTTCCTGTCAAACCCCATCCAAGAGCTTTGTTGAATGCGAAAGCCTTAGCCGACCCTAACAGTGAGGCGTTTGTGGCCGCCGTAACGTCAAAGCCGACGGTTCCGGGAGCGTAAGTTCTGCCGCCCCAGTCCTTTCCTAAAGATGACTGATCTCCGCCTTCCCTTACCTTTCCAGCTTCTTTGGCCGGGACAACCATTTCGCCCTTATGGAGCATGGCAACCTGATCTTTTTTAATATCCCAAGCCCCGGCAGCCCACCATCCCATCGCGCTTCCGAGCCAATCGACTCCGGTTGTGGCCGTGCTGATTGCTGTATCAATCGCTTTGTCGGTTGCAATCTGCGCCAGCCTGTCCGACGCCGTTCGAGCCATGCCCTGCCACATACTTTCCCAATCCAGCGACAACTGGTCCATGCGTCCGGTAAATAAATTAAAAAAATTGTCCGACAACATTCTGTTTGATTCTGACGTAAACGAATCGAAAACATCCAGCCCGGCCCTGGCCCAGGTCATTTGGTCTTGAAGCGATCTGTCGTAACCAATACGGACGCCATCAAAAAACTTATTCGACGAAAGCACCAACTCCTGATCGATTTTTTTCTTTTTCATTAAATATCGAGCATCGCCACCGGCCTTGTCGTTTGTTAGCTCGATATATTCTTTTCGCTCATTGTCTAAGGCTTTTAGTTGATATGAATAATATTTGCCCGATTCTCCCTTCATGTCCCGATACATTTTTCCGGCAGCGGTCGCCCGATCACCAGCCAATTTTTCGGCGTTGCCTGCGGCCTTTTCTCCCATTTCCCATTCAAGGTTTGCAATGGTTTGCAGATCCTTTACGTCATCGTCGTATGCTTTTTGCTTAATCCCGGACAGCCAGTCGGCGTTGCTTTCTTCTTTTTTTCTGGATGTTTCACCCATTTTCCATTCAAGCTCGGCAATCTTTTTCAAGTCCCGAGCGTCATCGTCAAAGGCTTTCTTTCGGATTCCACGGAGCCATTTCGCATTATTTATTTGCTGTGTGGTTAGGTCTGCGATTTCTGGTGTTTTCTTTTTCCCAGCGCCCGCTGCTACCGTAGGCATAGACTCTTTATATTCAACCCATCCAGGAGTACCAGGGCCAATCTTTCCGCCAGTTTGGGGCAATCCCTTTAAAAAACCAGTTGACAGTGGCCCTATATCTCTTGCATTTGCCGCCGCTGCCCATTGTGCAAGAAATCCCCCCATGGCAAAGGCTGCGTCGGTGATCGCGTTTGCAAGGCCCACAAATCCTGTCGCCATATTTTCAAGGCCCTGCTTCATTTGTTCATCGTTTGATATGGCATCGTTTAATTCTACGAGTCTACCTGTGACATTATCAACGGCGCTGGCAAGCGCCGGAGTGAAGGCTTGTCCTGCGACAACTCTAAAATTGTCAAAATGACGTTCGAGTGATTTTAGCTTTTTGGCTGCTGTTTCCATTGATGCCGCATAAGCCCCGGCAATATTTGGGCCAAACTCTACTACGGCATTCATCCGAATCGCTGCCTTTTCAGCTTGGGTAAAAGATGCCGCCGTTCTGCCGAGTTGCTTCGCCATCTTCTGATAACTGGCTTCAAAACTCACATTTATGCCGATTGTTTTTAAAACGCGCAGGTTTCCTGACTGAATGCCATAAATCATCTGCTTGAAGGCTTCAGTCGAATTGATATTACCAATAACGGCCGCGTCCTGTGCGATTCTGGCAAGTTTAAATGACTTTGTTAAATCAAGCTGAACTGAAGCCATTTTTGTTATCGCTTCCCTGGCCCCTGTCATGGAAATCCCTGTTTTTTCTAATCCCTTTTGGAAGCCAGCCATTTGAGCCGCCGAATATCCTGCGTTTTTACCGACAACTCGCATGACGACGCCGAGCGTTTCGTATCTTGCGGCTGCCATAGTGACACCACCCAAAGCACTTGCAGCCCTACTAACTGCCTTCCATGCAACAATAGCCACCGCTGAATAAGCCATCCAATTCTTTTTCATTCTGTCAACTAGTGTTGTCTGGTGGCCGAACTGCTGATCATTGATATATTTTAACTGTTGGGATTTTGCTTTCTCTGCCCGGATAATGTCGTTCGCAGTTGACTTGGAATGATTTTTTATAGCGTCAAGGGCCTTGACCGCTTTCGCTCGCATCAAATCATAGTTTGCGTCTGATTTTATTCTAAGATTCTTAAAATTCTTTTCAAGGATCGTCGATCCTTTTGTCGCTTCCTTCAAAAGGGTCTGCTGCCCTTTCATATAACGCGAGGGGTCCAAGTCAAGCTCGACAAATATCGTTCCGACTCTCTGGTTCGCCATTTTATTTAGCCCCTATGATTGACTTCACCTTGGCCAGTGTTTCTGACTGCGCCGGCCGCATGAACGGCTTTGAATGCTCGACGATGCTGGCATAATATGCCTTTTTCGTTCCGGCATAAACCCGGATGTTTCGCTTTTTAGAAAACGCCCTGCCGCTTTTTGTTTTTTTACGCACAACACGAACGCTTCTTCTTAACTCCCCGGCGTCCCGGGCGGTCCAAAATTGCCCGGCATATGGCCCTGTGCGATACATGGGGCGGGTTACTGTTCCGACTGGCGCCTTTGCCCTGGTTGCTGCCGCGACCACTTCGGCGGCCGCTATGAGGCGTTCAATAGAGACATTTTCAAACGTCTGGTCAAATTTGTTGGGATTGAAATTTTCAACCCGCATTTTTCGATCTCCGCGCCCTTTGCTCTGCGCTTATAACGTCAAGCAGGTTCTTTATGCTGGCAAACATTTCGCGCCGGCGCCCCTGCTCAATCTCGTAAGTGTCAAAAACAAACCCTATTGCGTTGTAATCGTATCCTTCCATCCTTTGTAGGCCCGGCAACATCAACAAAAACAAAGTCCATATTTCATAATTGCCTTTTATTAATGTCGGGATTTTGCCTTCTGGACAAACGCCGTCGGTCGTTTCGATGCCCTTGCAAAAACTATCCGGCGGCGGCACCTGGTCTTTCTGGACTAACTGGCAGAGTTCGCAATCGAATTTTTTATCCGCAAAATACCACTTAGCCCATTCAATCAGTTTTTTTCCGACGCGTCCTTTTGCTTGACCCCGGCCTCTGACATAATCACGAAAACGCGAGCAATGAACCGCATAAAAGCGGGGATCTCAACCAGTTTCAACTTGCTTTCGCGGTCGCAATTTATCTCAACCCCCGGGGCTGAAAATGCGTTTTTCATTCCGGTGATAGCATAATCCCAGGCATCGCCGTTTTCTTTCTCGGCATCGTCTGACTGCAAGTCTTCGACATAGCTCACACGTTCCATCTGCCGGCTTATAGGGTTAAGGACAAACTTATTTTCTTTTTTCCGGCCCTTTCTGCGCTCATCCCAAAATGGGCTCATTGATCTGACGCGAAACTCCGCCGCGCCTTTCTTCGGCTTGTCATAAACAACCGATCCGGTTTCCGTGTCCAAATGCGAATTAAAAAAGCTAAACCAATCCCCCTGATCATCTTTGGTAAGATCAAAAACAGTCATAAACAATCCTTTCTATATTGTAATTGGTTAAATTCTATCCCGGAGTATCAGCTTCGCTGCCTTTTGTCAGCCCCGGTACGTTCGGGCGCATGTCCACAATAAAGCTGCAAAAGGCAACCCCAAGGGTGTCATATTCGACCCACTTGCTGTCGGCCGGATATTTTTTCCGTAAAATTGAAGCCAAATTAAAGTGGTCAATTTCGGCATTGCCGAGCCTTACCGTTTCAAGCAGCTTCTCTAGATATGTTATCGCGCGCGCCTGTTCGTCCTCTATTGGCCCCATAACGCTCCCGTTCCGTTTATACGTTGTCAATAATTGTCGATATGCCGCCGAATACCGTAAAGCTGACCGACTCTTTGACCACTTCGCTGATCGTTGGGTTGACGTTAAAATCATTGAATGTAACCCAAACATTATAATGGTCACCGGTCTGGTCCTGGTCCGGGTCATAAGAGAAAAGCTGCAACAGAAAATACTTGTCGCCGGCGTTGATTGAATCCTCAAGACAATTAAAAAGCGTCTGGTCTGCTATAAAATAACCGTTTGCCCCGCCGGTTGCTCCCGCCTGTCCCGGTAAAGCCTCTTTCCAGTTTTGGCCCATGCGCGAAGCGTCGGCCATGTCAAGAGTGACGTCAAGATTCCAGTCGATCAAATATCCGACCTTTTGCAATGCCGTGGCGTGGACCATGCCGAGGTTTCCTGCGACCGTGGTTGCGCCTGGCGCCGCGTCGAACGTAGCAATGCCCTTCGTGTAATCAACCGAAACAAGGTTGACCGCATTTGTCGGAGTCCAGACCGGCGGAGCGTTCGGGTTTAACATTCTGAATGCCGCGTCTGTGATCTGCGCCGTGAGTCCATCGATGGTTGTCGGCTCTGCAAACAAATTCCCGATTACCCACTTGTCGCCGAGCGTGTGATTATCCGTACCGACATGCAGAATCGTCTGGTCTTCTTCAAGAGCCACCGCCGCGCCGGTAATAGGAACGCCCGCCGCGCCACCACCAGCGCCACCAGTAGCCGCCCATACAAAAGTATCGGGCGCTCCTTCGGCGTCGATCGTAACCGTATAAAAAGCGGTATCTGGATCTGTTGCGGCGGTTCCCCACGTTGCATCATTTACCCCTGATCCGGTGAACCCGTTAGGCCGCAAGACATAAAGGGCGCCGAACTTCCCATGCTTGGGAGTTACAGTTGCCATAATTTACCCCCTTTGATTATGCCGAGTCAGACTGCGCCAGTGCGCCGTTTCCTTGAAAATTTACCGTTGAGCTGGAAACGTCACCCATCGTTGCGTTGACCGTGATGCCGGTAATGTAAAAACTTCCGGTAAATGCATTTGTGCCGACGTCCTGGTTAAATTGAGATCCAGCCAACAGCACCCCCGGTGCCGCAATAATCAGATTATTGTAAACAAGAATTTGTTGCGCGTTCCCTGGGACCATATACAGTTCAAAAGAACCACTCCATCCGGCCTGGCCGGGCAGAGCTTCTTTCCAGTTTTGGCCGGACCGCGAAGCGTCCGCCATGTCTAAATTGACCGAAAGGGTCCATCCTTTTTGGTACGCGATTATCGTACCTTCCCATTCTACCTTACAAACTTTTCCGTGAAATGGTACTGCTGAATAAGCCATTTTTTCTACCTCCTGTTAATTTTTAATCTTTTACAATCCACCCGTCATAATTTTGGGCATAATGATAAACACCGATCAAGCCAGCCGGAGTCGTGTGATCTTCTCGCATTTCCACCAGGCTGCCTCTAATAAAATAAATTGGTTTATACCCCGTTATCGTCAAAACAACATCGTCGAAAAGCGTCCATAGATCCGTTAGCATATTTTCAATCTCTGTGGAACTGGACAATGACGAAAACAAAGAAATCTGAATATCAAACTTTTCAATCGTTTGCGGGCCCGGGTATTCCGGTATGTTGTTTAAAATAAAATAAACGGCGTAAGGATAAACAGCTCCCTGCGGAGCCTGTATCTTAAAAAGCCGGGCCCCTATGTGTGCGCTTAATGCGCTGCCGCTTAACTTCGCCCATATTGCTTTTGATAAAGCTAACATTTAGGTCTCCATCATAAGCGACGGTTGAAAATGCTTGTCGATTTTAGCACCCTTTGATATGTTTTCAGTTGCCCACATAGGCTGTAAATTATTTAATGCCCAACATTTTTTAAAGTCTTCATGCTCCGGTTTCGTAAAATTAAAGACTGAAACAGGTATCTTGTGGTCAACGTGCCACTTGCCGTAATTGTCCCATGTCATGCCGTCTATAAATTGTTTTTCAAGGTGCTCTTTTAATTGATCAACGGTGTATGGCACAAGGGTTTCCCAATGCCTTCGACCCTTTACCCCCGCACTTAAATAACCTCTCATGCTGGCCGACATCCTTCCTGACAAATTTCCTTTTTCGGTTGCATATATTTTATTGTGACATTTCCGTGTGTATCCACGAGTCTTATCTTTGTTAGCTGCTTGCCAGTTTTTTATTAATTCCTTTGATTTTTCTGGGTTAGCCTCTTTCCAGTCCCTGTGTTGTTGCATCAATCTATCACGGTTTTTAAAATAGTGTGCTTTGGTATATGTGCTTACACATGACTTACAGTTGTACTGGCGCCCGTCACACCGGCTCTTGTCAAGCGAAAAGCCTGACAGCGGTTTTATTTCTTTGCAAGTACTACACTTTTTCACGTTACGTCCTCAACCATGAGATCTAAATATTCGTTCCGCATTTCATGGTTCAATATCTTGACAATATTATAATATGTGTTGCCGAACTTGGCCCGTTCCCAAGGCTTTAAATAGCTGCGATATCGGATCCTGATTTGAGTCATTATCGTCATGGTTGTTTTGTCCGACTGCTTAACCTCTCGCCCTGACGCTGGCCATATTGCGGCCCAAACCGTGGCCTCGTCATAATATGAATCAGTAAACCCGCCCATGTCGTCGCTGACGGTCGTTTTGTTTTGCAAAATCAATCTTTTATTTAGCTTTCCGATTTGCATCAGTATTCATCCCAAAGCCTGGCGCTGCTTAAAAGCCTCTGGACCGTTTTGTTTTCGGAATACGCCTGGTTCACGACGCTTACGATTTGTTCCTCTCGATTTTCGTAAAGGTCGGCACAAATCATTTTAATTGCCGCTTTGATTTTGTAAGGGATCAGCGCCCTTGTTGTCCAGCCACCAATGAATCTTATAACGATCGGATTGCTGGAGTAAGCGGTAAAGGTAGGCCATGACACCCCGTAAGGCAAAACAACCCGGCCTGTGGACTCTCCGTTAGTCTCGACAATGTATTCGGTCGTGACGACCATCGTCGTTTCCGTTCCGTCGCTGTCCGTGTATTTAATATGCGTTACGCTGGCCAGGTTCCCAAAAGGTATTTTGATATAATTTACCCCCGGGAAAGCGTCAAGATACATATCCCAGGTTTGCGTGTAAAGTATCCGGCGTGTTATGTCTTCAACGTGTTCACGACTTGCTGTGATAATCGCGTTCAGAAGATCGTCCTCGACCGCCGTTGCTTCTAAACTGATAACTGTCGTGCCAAAATCGCAAGTGTCAAACGCGACCGTTGCCACCGTCCTGATATATTGTTTTGTCCCGGTATATGCGATTTCCTGTATTGCGTTATCATTTGCGACTGTGACCGGCGTAAACGCTCCGCTTGCCCAATCTGTATATGTGATATCATCGTCCGACTCCTGGATTTTACAGGACACCGTTCCGGTTGCCGCATAGGTTCCCGAATTTAAAATTACAACTACCGTCTTGCCGAGTACGTCAATCCCTGCGCCTTCCAAAGAATAGGCCGCTGCAACAATATGATCGCCCGGGGCGATACTTTGCGATTCATCGATATTATCCGCGAATGATCCTGAATCAAGTCGCAAATGCAATTTTAATTCTGCGAGCGTTATCGGCTCAAGTGCTGGCGCTGTCGCTAAAACTAACTGCATTGACCTTTCTCCTATGCCGTTAAAACCGGCCTTAATTCATAATCGCTGTTTTTGCCGGACCAGAAGGCCGGGCCTCCGAAATTCTTTACCGCCAGATAATAGATTGTCACCAAATCAAGCCGCCTGTTCTCGATAAAGCCCCATGAATCCTGGCCCTTGACTATCCGCACCATATTGTTTTTAAAGATACGGTCCGAAAGTATCTTGTCCTCATTTGTCTTTCCATATTTATACATCCAATCATGGATCAAGCAAGCGGGCTTTATTGATAAAAACCATATTTTATCAGGGACCATGTAATCGCCAAACCCGCCCGGTCCGCATCCGCCGGCGACCGCTGACACTTGGTCCGGTGTTGCGTCGTGAAAGTTACACGGCTGGTTGTTATATTTTTCAGGAGCAAACAGTTTTATTTTCATTGTTTAGTTTCCTGTTTAAAGATTCCCGATCCCAACCCTGCCGCCCTCCGGCACCATGCCCGATCATTCGCTAAATTCCGCCTTACTCCTTGACCATCTTTTCAAAATCATCGCTTCGCATCCAGGTATCGCCCTCTCCGGCGTCAAAAAAACCTTTAGGCATTCCGACCGGCCCGTTAGGTGTCATAAAAATCATTGCTGCTGGTGGGCAAACTGGGCATTTTGGGACCGTCTCACAGCCGGACAAAGCCAAGATTAATATCAGTATCAATAAAACGATTAGGTTTTTCATACCGACCCCCACTATGCAAACCAGATAACTTCCTTTGTTCTCCCGTACCTGTCGCCCATGTGAAATAATTTTGGATCAAATTTATAAATACCGAACCGCTTAATGCCGGCATCAAAGCCAGCTGATAGAGCCTTGTATCGTTCCCGGCCGCTTCGGATCTCTATGTCTATTCCGTCGCCGGTCAAATGATCTGACAGTTTCGATCCGTTTTCCTTTGCGTTGTGCGCTTCGCACCTGCAAGCCGACCGTATCCGATCCTGGGTTATTTTAATTCCGGAGAAATCCTCCCATAACGCTATTTTCCACAAAAAAACCGGGTTCATCTTTGAATACCCGCACCCGCATTGACAAGAGAAATCAAGGCCCGCGAAGCGTTGCACCAGCATTTCAAGTATGTCCTCTCGGCTTATGGATTCCATGTCTTTATTTTTTAAGCTCTTTGACGAGCCCTTTTAGTTCGTCCGTTAATAGTTTCTGCTGAAATTGCATAACGTCGATATTTGACAGAACTTGCTCGGCGCAAGCCATTTTCTTTTCAAGGATTTCGACCTTCAATTTTACATCTTGGTTTGCGATAGAAAATTTAAACGCTGATTCAGCCTTTGTGTCGATCTTGCTTCCAGCCCAAATGCCTCCGCCAAGCATAAAAACAAGCGAAACGACAGTGATTAATGATGGCAACTTCTTGTCCATTGTAGGCTGCCTTTCGTGCGGGCTATCTCTCCGCACTCCAAACGTCATACGGTTTTGTTGCTTCCGGCGTTATATGAACATATCCAACCAAAACAGAAACGGTCGTCGCTTCGTTGGTTACGACCTGAAAATCTGCATCCTTCCAGCCTCTTAATCCGCCCTGGAAGGCGTGGCTAAATTGAAATGCTGCCGTTGCCGCTTCAAATGTGAATAAGTTTTCGGTATTCGCTCCATCGGAAAAACGCGGGATAATCGTTGCCGTGGCCACCTTTTTTTCCAAAGTCACGATTAAATCAGTAAGCAATATGCTTTCGTTAGGGGCGACTTCAATAAGATTGGTGGTCGTGGCGGTAGTGATTTTAGACGATTTCCAATGTGCGGCAAGTGTTCTTATGCCTTCGGATATTAACGTCTGCTCATCGTCTAATCCGACTTGGACGTTTAGAAGTTTTCCGTCTTTATTTGCCAGGAAAAACTTTAACACAACTGCACCTGTTTATTGGTGAAAGTAAAAATCAACGGTTCCGCGAATATTGGTGTCACCACCAACGCACCATATACTGAAAATCTTATTCTTCGGGATAATTACGTCCATCTCAAAGTTGTGAAATTTCTTGTCTGCGGCTGCGATTATCCAAAGTCGTTCTATTTCCCTTCCGTTTGTAAGCCCCGTAATGTCAACCGCCTCGTCGGCAGTCCCACTCCAACAAACTGCGTCTGCCTGGTTGCCGCTTCCGGCGTTGCAATTCGCCGGGGTTTGAGCTGTACCGGCCGCTAAAACAGCCGTACCTGTGTTGGCTATCTCAACATAGATTTCTTCGGCGGCTGACGAGGCGTAGGAAAAGCCCTCAACAAACAGATCGTGTTCATCGTTGTTTATCAGATAGAAAATGCAATCATCTGCACCGGCGGGGTTAACGGCAAACGGAACCTGGTATGCCTGTTTTACCACATGGTTGGAATAATGCTCCGCGCTATGCGTGATA